TGACAGAGGCGCCGTGCGGGTCCTTCATTCTCCTGGGTAAATGACCGGGTTGGAGAATATGGCGCATCAAGTAAAGCGGACTGGCTACGGCCATTCAGTGTATAAGCGGTTTCGGCAAAGCGACGTGAGCGGCTACGGTTTTCAAGCAGCATGTGATGTTCGGTACCATTCACCATAACTCTTAAAATCACAGGCTGACCATTTATAGGCTCTAGTTTCGGTATTTCAGACACGGGTACGCTCAGGCTATATGACCAGCACCAGCGGCTGCGATCTGTACTATAACTGCCATCATAGACCAGGATATTCTGGCCATTGTCCAGACGGCTTACGGATAATTCATTCACGATATACCACCAGCTTTTTGGCGGCAGACCTGGAATACAGTCATCTGCCCCGAAATTTAAAATAAGGTTGTGTGGATCCGGCCCGTTACACAGACAGTTAAAGTTCAGGTCAGTCCTGCCCACGTATTCAGGAAGTTCAGGCTGTGGCCAGGGTTGAATCGGATGCTTTCGGTAATGAATCGCCTTGGCTTTATCCCAGGCAATGCTACTGGTCGTGACCAGTTCAAGACCTTTATCCCACTCGAATGCAAAACACTTTTCAAAAACGTGGGCTACTTGATGCGAATAAGTAAAAGTTTTCCTCTTGCGAACTAGATCCACCCAATCAAATGTCCGGTTAATCCTGAGCTTGTTGCCCTCTTCAAATACCAAGGTTCGCGCTTTGGCCAGTCTTTTGTTTTCCTGCCAGATAAAGTACGTATCACCAGATAAACCAGTCGCCTGCTCATGCTGCAGTTGGACCGAGCGGTACAGCAAGCCAGCTTTCTCAAAGCCAACAAGGGCGTGATTGCTGAAGCTTAAACTGTGCTCAAAATAAAAGGCGCTGTGATGCGCCTTTAAAATGGGTTTAGCCCAAGGGATTCCAATCACGTTTAAACAAGGCAAAGCTCCCTGATAGCCAGCTATGAGATAAGCCTCAATGCCACGAATAAAGTTGATATCGAAAATTGCTTCAATCCCAGTTTTGAAACTGGTATCCACTACTGAATCAATAACACATCGATTTTCGCTATAGCCGGCCTGCAGCTCAAAACTAAAACCTGTATCCAGAGCAGTATTCAGCTCTGCATCAAGATCAAGATTCTCTTTAAACTCGGCAGCAAGTTCGAATGTAAATTGTGTTTCCAGCCGGGTATCAATACTGATTGCGACAACATCACTGTCCCAGCCGAAATTTAATTCAGTTGAACCGGTCCATGGCTGGGTGAAGTCCAGCACAATGCCAGGATCGACAGGCTGTTCCGGCTCCTGATCAGCAAAGAGAGCTGTTGCTTCAACGATAAAATCAGTTTCTAAAACTAAATCTACTTTCTCAACCAGATCTGCCTCGGATAGGGCTATTGCTATTCCGTTAATACTAAATTCACTATCCAGAATAGTGTCGATCTCTGCTGTATCGGCCTGACTATTCCTATAAACAGCAACTATCTCGACAGTCCATATCTGTTCAAGCTGAGTATTAATATTGGCAGTTACATCATCCCCAAAATTAAGACCGGTGCTCCCATCGGCCTGATGTTCAAAGTTAAGAACAATGTGATGGCTGTCAGTATTGTCCGCTTTAAATTCCAGATTTAAATTGTGGGCATCCGTGGTCCCCAGCTTGTTTTTAAAATCCACATGAGCACCTCAGATTATGGTTTAAGCTTGATGGACTGAATAGTTAAGGTGCCACCGATGACCAGATTGGTATTGGCCAGACTAATATCTGTCCCTATAGTCAGATCAGCTGCAGCTTCCCCGGCACCGTTATAAATCCGCGCCCAGCTTGCCGTACCTGTTTTAATAACCGTTGCTGTGTCAGAGGGCTGTAATTCAACATGGGTGGCTGTTACTTCCTTGATACAGGGCTCTGGCAGAGTCACCGTGACCAGCATCTTGGATGTATCGGCAGCAACAGCCGGACTTTCTGGCTGCTCACCTTCATAAAAAATAACGGTAGCACTCTGGCTACCGTTATCTAAAAAGCTGGCAAAGGCTTGAATCATGGCAAGCTTTGCCTTAACTGATGTTTTACTCATTTTGGCACCACATTATCCTGAATCACTGCGTTGAACTTTTTTCGGTCATCCAGACCTACCACAAAGCAGGTCAGATCCTGATTGAGTCCGTAAAACTGATATTCATAATTCTGATCTGGTTTTTTTACAGCTAGCGGTAATAAAGTTGCCTTACTATAAAGTACCACCGTTGCATCCCGGTAATCCTTGCCCAGTGCCCGGGTTGAACCCTTGATACAGGCAACAGTATTTTTAAACCCGAAGCTGCTATTCAGATTGCCACTTAAAAAACTGGAGCTGTGCATGACCTGTCTTGATGTCGGTTTCATTCCAGCTCTCCCAGATAAAAATAGACGCCGCCTGCAGTGTTAGATGTAATAGACTCCCATAGATACATACTTGCATCTGCCAGAATTGGTGTTGTAAAGGTATTGCTACTTGCTTTTTTACCGGCATAACAGACCACAGGCAAAGTACCTCTCAAAAACCTGTTCGTATCATAAAAAGGAATCTCTAATGCAGGCACATCACTAGCAGTAAAGAGGGTTTTATTATTTCCACCAGATTCAAAATCAGGGACCACTGGTGTAGCCAGTACAGAGTTACTCAGCCGGATATTAGGTAAATAGTTGGGAGCAATAAAGCGCGACCGTGTTTCACCAAGTCCGAATGGAGAACCAGTCTCTGACCCGCGGGCAGTACTTGAAGCATCACTTTTGACCAGAACCGACATTAAGAACCAGTTTGGTATTACGCTTGTATCCATAGAAGAATGATATAGCCCACAACCCTTCAAATCTTTAAATTGTAGATTGCTGTCAACAGCATTTAATAAGTAAAAAGAATCTTTTGAACCACTTAGGGTAAAGCTTCGATTACCTGCAGCAGGAGAATTCATATCTCTCGGATTATTTACGAGTAAATCTGACATTGCCCAATACCAGCGGCTCCAACCCCGTATAACACCCGTATCTGTACCACTAATTTGCCAGTTTTTAGCAGGGTCTGCCACATCAAGTGGTAACTGTAATTTTGACGGGTCTTCATAATCATCAATATGAGTCATATTTTCAATCAGACCCACCATGGCATATTTGGCATAGTTTGAAGCATAGCTATTAGTACCATCAGAGATGGTTTCATCTACCCGGATAAATGGATGTTGAGCACTTGGGTCTTTCGCACGATAAACCCGCTTCATATCATTTGGATCACGAAAGACAATCTCATAGCCAAGTGAAGCCAGCTTTGCAGTACCTGTAGTGGTAATTGCCTGCCCCTTCAACTCTGCTTTAAGGATGAGAGTTTTTGAATCAGGTGTGCCCTTGATGCGATATTTCCCATTGATACTGGCGGGTACAAACCCTTGCAGTTCGATCACCTGAAATAGCAACGCCTTGTGTTCTGCATACAGGCTTAAATTGAGATCACCCTGTGCATCAATTGTAGCTGAAGTAATCGCAGTTAAAGGCAGACCATTGACCAGACAGGTATCCAGTAACCGGATCAGATCTCCCCAGTTATCACTTAGTACCAGACCGTTTAAATGACTAAAAAACTGAACATCGACATCTGTCGCCATATGATTGATTCCATAAAAAAGACCGCTTAACGCGGCCATGTTTGATTTAAGTGTTAAACCATACGGTCAATGTCACCGCGCAGCATGATTTGAAACTGATCTGACATCACACTCGGTTCGGACTGCTTTACGGTGCGAATCACCCAAACCGGAAATGTTGCAGCAACGGTATTAAAGCGCAGTACATTGCCACTCACCCAGCCCTGTCCCCAGCCTTCTTTTTTAATAATGAAGTACGCCACACCGGTCACCGGATTAATTGGGGCATAGTCTGTATTGATAGTTCCTGTACCAATCTGGCCCGAGTATTCACCCACACAGCGGAACGATTGATCTCCAGTAAAAACCAGCGCCCAGCGTTCCTGAATTGCACCATTATTCGTGACTGCAATCGGATACAGAGCGTCATTGTAATTGGCTGAAATCGCCCCTTCAGATGGTTCATCTCGCCAGAGGCTGTTCCAGGTCTGCTGTACAAATTTACCGGTAGAGCGGGCCTGCATATCCCCAATGACCAATGCTGAACCGACAATGGTGTTCTCAGCATCATAATTGTGGGTCAATGGCTTGGTGAAGGTTAGCTGGCCGTTGATCTGTACATCACGGATCAGCAGCATGTCCTGATAGCGATATTTCATCGTCAATGGTGCGGTCAGTGCATTTAAAGCAAAATCACCGCCCAGAGTAAACTTGCCATAGTCATAGTCCACGCTGTACATATCGAATGGGACTTTTACCCCGTCGGCATCTTCCAGCTCGGCCCATGAAATGCGCTGATCTGGCAACTCATAAGTCTGGCCAGCGATATGATCTGGCAGTTCAAAGGTTTTACTGGAACTGACAATAGCAATATCACCCACCCGATAAATCGGTACCCGGCCATCCAGCGGCAGACGGGTAGCAGACAGGCCCAGAATCTCGGCATCCAGCGGGATGTAAGTATAAGCTACCGCGTTATAACGCACGGTCTCCGGCGCAACCCATACCGGTATATTGATGTACCTTTTACCGGCTTCCTCGTACTCGAGCAGAACGTCATACCAGTCCTGCTCTTCAATTCCTGTACGATTATTTTCCGTGATTTCAGTCTTGGTATAAAAAAACAGATCTACAAAACCGGTATCGTAATTAATCTGGCCATGTGCCCGGCTGGTTTCAATGATGCCATCGTCATCAGCCCGCAGTGTCAGCTGCCCAAAGTCCAGTGTGGCTACGACGACTGTTAATGAACCGGGACGCAGCGGACTGACCGGCGTTCTAAAGCTAACCTTATTTACAGGCGGCATATCTGTGGTGGTGGTTAAAGACTGTAGGGTCAGCTGGTTATCCGTATTCGGTGTCCAGCTGTCAATCTCGATTTTGCCGGTACCATATTGAATGCTACCGGAACTGGTGCCACTGTTATTGGCTGAATTTACATTACGTACCAAGGTACCGGTACGGTCCAGATAAGTGTCTGAACCCAGCATAAAACGCACCGCGCCGGATAGAATCTGCTCATCAAAGCCTTGGGTCAGATCAAAGCGCAGCTTGTCACCGGTAATCTGTTTGACCCCGGCACTGGTATCCGAATTGTCCCGGTAAAGCGCCTGGATGTCGAGACTGGTATAAGCGCCCAGCTGTACCACTTCTTCCTTGATGTTGGAAGTGGTCGGTAAATAAAATGACATAACTTACCCCGCTCTATAGATTTCAATGGGTGCATAGGATTTGCTGTAAAGCGTCGTAGTGGCTTCAGGAATAATTTCCACTGCACCTGTTGCATAGATAATGGTGCCCTGTACTTTACCTTTGCTATCCACCAGATTGCCGACCTCGGTATTCACCGGAATATCCGTCAGCATGACAGAACCTGCAGCGTTTCCCAGCTGGCTGGTAAGAGGAACCTTGAGTTCAATACTGTTAGGCTGGATGGCTGCACCGGTACCAATCTTGAAATTAAGTTTCCGGTCCACCGGCATAACGCTATCGATCTGCTGGAATGTAGATGCCCCGTAGCTATAATTGATAGTGAAGACCGTATTTTTCTGCGGCAGTTTATTCGGTACCAGCCGGCCTTGACCGGTGGCATAGTTAAAGGTACCGGTGGCATCGCCACTAAACTGGCCTAGCGTATTTGTAGTTGCAGTTTTCTGTTCGCCTTCCAGCAACCATTTTACTGTCACGCTGCCTGAGGCTATTCCTGCCTGCTGCAAATCAAACTCGAATGCTGCCGGTTCAACCGCAAGACCTGAGCGTATAAACGTAGCCAGCGGTGTACCCCACAGCAACAGGATTGGTGTATTCACATCCGGTAAGGCACCCGTCGTAATAGACCAGGAACCGGTCTCATAGTTGACCGCACCAGAGCCAAACGAAGTACTTGCACCTTTTAATTGCCCCGAACCATCATCTTTCAGTTCATAAAACTTGCCCTGTGACATATAAGAAACTGAGAGGCTACCCGGCGCAGGCGGTGGTACCAGTACACCGGTCCAGTTGGCACTCTGGTTTTGTTGAGTGACGGGCCGGGTTTCCGACTGGAAGTACTGGTTGGGTGCTGAAGCCGGCTTAAAGGTCATGCTTAAGTTTGCAGATCCTACACCTGCAGCTTGTGTCCACTGGATCAGCCCGCGCTGGTAATCAATTGTTCCAACCTGGGTACCAGAAGTATTTTTAAGTAATCCGCCCTGGTCAGTGATCTGCTGGCCAAACAGGTTAAACGAGACACTCGATGGCATGACAGATGAGCCGATATACAGATTCTGAGCGGTACCAATGGTGGTCGAGTAAGTTGCAGTAATAGCAGCAGTGTTACCCGGTACCAGTACCATACTTTCCCCGGCTGCGTTTACATCCACAATTGGTGTTTCAGTCTGGGCAGATGGTACCAGCTGGGCAAAGATACTTTCCGCATTGACGGTAAACTCACCAACTTTGGCATCAGACTTGAGATTGCTGGATGCATAATACTTGCCGGTATCGGCTACGATAGTATCCCGTAAAATCGTTTCGGACTTTTCGCCGCTATACCATTGTCTTGCAGAGAGTCCGACATAATCCTGATCGAGTGGATCATTGATACTGTAGGTGGCAATTTTATATTCAACTTCCTTTCCATCGATGACCATCTTGGCAATACGGGTCTCAACTTTGGTGAT